GATATGAACGCCGAAGCGCCTGTAGGCACCACTTTAGCCATTTTAGAACGATCCATGAAGGTGATGAGCGCGGTTCAGGCGCGACTTCACGCCTCCATGCGGAAGGAATTGCGGATTCTGTCAGGAATAGTGCGTGATTTCGGCCCCTCGGAGTATCCCTACGATGCTGCCGATGGCGAACTGACACAGGAAGACTTCGATGACCGGGTGGACATCATTCCGGTCAGTGACCCCAACGCAGGGACGATGGCGCAACGGATTATGCAGTATCAGGCTGCACTTCAGTTAGCTGCACAGGCACCGCAAATGTACGATATGCCGTTACTGCACCGTCAGATGCTGGAAGTGCTGGGTATCAGGGAGGCAGATAAGATTGTGCCGCTTGAGGATGAGGTCGAGATTGCCGATCCGGTCTCTGAGAACATGAACATCATCAACGGTGAGCCAGTCAAGGCATTTATTTATCAGGACCACGAAGCACATATCCAGACCCATGTGGCGCTGATCCAAGACCCGAAGGTGATGGAGATCATGTCGCAAAGCCCCACTGCCAAATCAGCAGAGGCGGCGATGGCGGCACATATTTCAGAACACGTTGCGTTTGCGTATCGGGCGAAGATTGAGAAAGAACTTGGTGTGGAGCTTCCTGCTCCCGGCGATCATCTTCCAGAAGACATAGAACTGAGGTTATCACGGCTCGTTGCCCCTGCTGCGGCACAATTAACGGGCAAGGATCAGCGCGAAGCCGAGATGCAGAAGAAGATGGAAGAAGCTGAAGACCCGATTATCCAGATGCAACAACAGGAATTGCAGATCAAGCAACAACAGGCGCAGGCTAAAGCGCAAACAGATATGGCGAAGATTCAGGCTGATCTCAAGAAGGCAGCAGATAAATCTGACCTTGAGCGGGACAAGATGGAGCAACATGAGCGTCTGGAAGGGGCGAAACTTGGGGTCAAGATTGCCGCTGAAAATAGCCGCGAACAACTTGAGTCTAAAAAAATTGCTAGTAAAGAGCAGGTTGAGGGTGCTAAATTAGGCAAAGAGATAGCAAAAGACCTGATGAACGACAAGAATTCCGATGGATGAACTAGATTTATTGAGGGATAAGTACCGTGGAATGATGAATGAAATGAGCGACCATCTGAGTACAGGGGGTTGTAAGGAGTTTTCAGAATACACGCGCTGTTGCGGGATCATTGAAGGTCTCGCAATGGCAGAAAGGGAATTGCTCGATCTTAAAAAGAAGATTGAGGAAGCATAACGTCGCGTCAGGCGGCGCAGGTGACTCTGGACACCCATTTCCAGTGCAAGGAAGAAACTAATGCCTGAGTCATTAGCAGTAGTAAAAAACGAGCCGGAAGAGGAGAAGGTCGAAGAAATTGAGATCGACGAATCAGAAGCTCGCAAAGCAAGTCAGATGCCGAAGCCGAAAGGCTACAAGATACTGATTGCTCTACCTGAACCTGATGAGAAAACGGATGGCGGAATCATTAAAGCAAGTCAGACAATATACGCCGAAGAGGTGGGGAGTATTGTCGGCTTCGTTCTGGACATGGGGCCGGACGCATACGCCAATCATGGTCGTTTTCCCACAGGCCCGTTCTGCAAGAAGGGGGATTGGATCGTGATGCGCTCATATTCAGGCACACGATTCTTGGTTCATGGTAGAGAGTTCCGTTTAATCAATGATGACAGCGTAGAAGCTGTGGTCGAAGACCCACGGGGTATCGTAAAGGTATGAGCGAAACAACAGAAAACGTCACAGGTACAACAGAATCTGTAGATGCACCAACGTCGGCTGAAGACAAGTTCTTCGGTGTCAAGACGCAAATTGCCAAAAGTAAGAATAAAAAGGAACCCTCTGTTGAGGAGGCTCCTGTTGAACAGAATCATTTCGATCTGGAAATCATAGATGATAAACCTCCCAAGCAATCTGCAAATGACGGGGGAACTGATGATGAGTTAGCTGGTTACAGCAAAACCGTCAGAAAGCGTCTGGATAAGGCCACTTTCAAAAGACGGGAGGCAGAGCGTCTTGCAGATGAAGCGGTCAAAACTACTCAGCAGTTACACGCTGAAAACCAGCAACTCAAGGCGAAAACCCGTGAGCAGCAGGCGTTGCTTGATCGTGGTGAGACTGTGCTGGTCTCGCAGATCAAAGAGAAAGCATCGTTAGCAGCAGATAAGGCGAAGGCTGAGTATCGCAAGGCTTATGAGGAAGGTAATACGGATGCTATTGTAGCCTCACAGGAGCAAATGATTGAGGCGCAGGCTCGTAAGCTGGAAGCGCAGCGATGGGAAAATCAATTACCGCCTCAACCTACTCAAGAGCAGCAGCAACAGGCTGCTTATCAGCAACAGGTGCAGCAACCTGTAGCCCCGCAGATACCGGAGCCTGAACCGAAGGCAAAGGAGTGGGGAGATAAAAACTCATGGTTCGGTGATGAAGCCCATAAGGGTATGACGGCATACGCTTATGCGCTCCATGAAGAAGCGATAAAGGACAATGGGCTTTCGCCTAATTCAGATCAATACTTTGAGTATATTGACAAGAATATGCGGAGTCGGTTTAATGATTATGCTTGGCCGGAAAACGTATCGGGAGATACGAGCGGTGGTGGACAAACCGCGACTTCGACTGCCAAGCAAGCCTCTTCGGTGGTTGCTCCTTCCGCAAGGAATAATGGAGCCAAGCCCCGCAAAGTGAAGTTAACGTCCACCCAAGTTGCACTCGCTAAACGACTGGGGTTAACGAACCAACAGTATGCCAATCAGGTCATCAAGGAGATGTCAAATGGCTGACTATGAGCGCACTCCGAGGTCTCAAGAGACTCGTGTAGAAGATGTCAGACCCCAAGATGATTCTTGGGTTCCGTCTTCAATTTTGCCAGTTCCAGATCCGCAGGACGGATGGGTTTTCCGTTGGATAAGAACCAGTATTATGGGTCAATCGGATAATCCAAACGTGTCAAAGAAATTCAGAGATGGTTGGGTTCCGGTTAAAGTGGAAGATCATCCAGAACTGAAAACTTTGTCAGATATCAATTCTCAGTTTAAGGGGAATATCGAGCAGGGTGGACTGCTTTTGTGTAAGGCTCCCAAAGAAAAAATGGATGCCAGAAATGCACATTATCAGGAAATAGCAAAACAGCAGATGGAGTCTGTAGACAGCAACTACATGAGAGAAAACGATCCGCGTATGCCACTATTGAGACCGGAGAAAAGTACGCGCACGACCTTTGGCAAAGGCTAATTCTCTTTTGAAATAGCCTTTTTTCTTCAACAGTAGCGTAGGAGAAATTCAAATGGCTACTTCTGCAACTCCAAATGGTGCAGAACCTGTTGGTACTTGTAGTGCAAGCGGTTCCTTTTCTGGAAAAGTTGTACATATCAAGATTGCCAGCGCGTATGGCACCGCAATATTTTATGGGGATTTTGTGAAGCTGGTTACAGCCGGGACGGTTGAACTGGACAGTGGAACCTCTTCACTCACCTCCATAGGTATTTTCATGGGCTGTAAGTACACCGATTCAAGCACATCTCAGATGACCTTCAATCAGACTTGGCCTGCTTCTATGGCAGCGTCCGACGCGATGGCGTATGTTTTGATTGATCCTGATGTCCTGTTCAAGATGCAGGGAGATGGTTCTATTGCTCAGACCGGACTCGGCGCGAACTTTTCTGTCATTCAGACAGCGGGTTCAACCACGATTGGTCGAAGCAAAAATGCTTGTGATGCGTCTACAGTCGCCACCACCAATACGTTCCCTATAAGGCTAGTTGACTTTGTTGACGGCCCGACAAGTTCGGTTGGTGATACCTACACTGATGGCATTTTCCGCTTCAACGCGGGGCATCAGTTAACCAATACTACAGGCATATAAGGGGTAATTAGCATGGCTATTTCAAGAGCACAAATGCTTAAAGAACTCCTGCCGGGGCTGAATGCCCTTTTCGGCCTGGAGTATGAAAAGTACGAGGACGAACACGCCGTTATTTACGATACGGCCTCATCAGAGCGTTCGTTCGAGGAAGAAGTGAAGCTGAGTGGATTCGGTGCTGCTCCCGTGAAGGACGAAGGGAATGCAATTTCCTACGATTCTGCACAGGAAGCGTTCACTGCAAGGTACAACCATGAAACGATTGCAATGGGTTTTGCGATTACGGAAGAAGCAATGGAGGATAACCTCTATGACTCTCTTTCTGCTCGCTACACAAAAGCCCTTGCAAGAGCGATGGCCTATACCAAGCAGGTGAAAGCGGTAAATCCGCTCAACAATGGTTTCACCAATTCTTACCAGACGGGTGACGGGGTTAACCTCTTCACAGCATCTGGTGATGGTGTTACTGGCGGCGGCGGTCATCCGAGAGTGGATGGCGGTACAAACGATAACCGTCCTTCGACGGCGGCTGACCTGAATGAAACTTCATTGGAGGCGGCAGTCGTTACGATTGCTGCGTTAACCGATGAGCGTGGACTTCTGATCGCGGCCCGACCAAGACGTTTATTGGTTCCGCCTGCCGGAATGTTTATTGCCACGCGGCTCCTTGAGTCAGATCAAAGGGTTGCTACGGCGGATAACGATATCAATGCTATCCGTAGCATGGGTATCGTGCCGGAAGGAT